GTCATGACTACCCTCCATTACTTTGCCACCGTGCTAACTTTCCCCAGAACAGCCGTTCTCTGACGGGCATGTTCTTTATCTCGTTTAAAGAAAATCCTTTGTAGACAGTGGCTATGGAGTTGTATTCCCAGTATATATTATCAATATTAACCAAATAAAAGTGAGACCCAGTCAAACATCAATGTAATCTCTTCACCACAGTGTCCGCACGGAGCATTCACCTCCCGAGGACTCGGGCCAACTTTGGCGTTGAATACTGCACTGATAATGGTAGAACGATCCGCAATGCTTAGACTTCGTGCCCATTGTTCTTTGTTAGACACATCAATCTGAGCGCAACGGGCGATCATCATGGTATTTTGTTGGGCTGTATTTTTACCTGAACGACCAATCCGTGCGCTGTCATCCGAGTTAGGGTGATTCAAGATAAGTGTTGAACCATCCCTGAGGATAACTTTGATCTCCTTACGGGCTGATTCCTGATCTCCCTCAATTGGGAAGTCGGAATTCAGGTCAATAAGTAGATCGTTTGACTGGTTGCAATGCGGGCACGAGACTTTGAATTCTCGCGTTTCACCGTATGTGGCACGGATAACCGCCAAGAATAGTAGGTCACGGTCCCCAATAATTAACTCGTTGAGAACTGCTGGAGTTTGCTTAACTGAAATGTCACCAATTGAGACAACAACGCGCTTCAACAGGGCAAGTACATACTCACCATAGTTAGAAGTCGTTCGGGCTTCCATACTGGAAAGGAACTCTTCGTCCTCACCAGTCATTTCCCGAACGATTGCATTTGTAATCCAATCACTTCCTAATTGAATTCCACGAATAAGTTCAACACCTGTGTTGGGTGACTTAGTTATGGTTGGCGCACTCTCCGTAGAGATAGCGTCAAAACTTTGTACATCTTTCATATAATGCTCCTTGTTAATTACTTTTAATGTAGCACCCTAATAAGGGTTATGCATCAGGTTGGGTCCCAATTAATTTCAAAACCTTCATGGTTAACTGTCATCTGCTGGATCATGATTGAACTGTTACCAGCATTGAGGTCACCTAATGCAAAACCAGCGGGCCAAGCGTTGTAAATTGTGAATTCAAGTTTCTTGTTTCCAGGAACAACATTACGACCAGACGAACCTGGGTCAATTGCATAGCCAGCGTTACCGCTACCATCTGCTGCTGCCGCCGAGAACGGGTGGTCATAAACAGTAACAATAATGTTACAACGGTAATCATTATGACTACCAGTGCTACCAGTATTGTCAGCAAGAGCGCCTTGGGTCCAGGAATGCATAAATTGCTGCCAGCGCCACAACTGATCCTGCTTTTCAAACACACCACGGCTAAATGTAATGGGGTTGAAGTCAGACTGACCAATCATCTTGTGAGGATGAGTATTCATGCCACCTTCACGATAAGGGATCATTTCGTTGGTAACACTTAGTCCAGTAACAACGGCAAAACCAAGGTTGCCGATACCCGTGGTAGCGTCTTCCAAAGTCCCTGTTGGGATAATTTTTACCGTGAATTTAAAGTCACGCAATGGATCGGTACGAGTTAAAACTGCCATGTTTCTCCTTAGATAGTTTCAATGGTGGTATTTCCACCAAGCCATTGACTTACATTAATAACAATAAATTCTGCTGGGTACAACAATGACACACCGATTTGTATATGCACTTGTCCGTTATCAATAGATGTCTGTGTGTTATTTGTGGAGTCACACACAACATAGAACGCTTCGCTTGGAGTACGACCCTTAAGTCCACCTGATCCCCATAGGTCAGCCAGGAACTTATTAAGTTTTCCAGTAATACTTGCCCACAAACGCGAATCGTTGGGTTCAAAGATGGCAAACTTAGTGAGGTCTTTTGAACCATTCTTGACATAGTTCAGAGTACGGCGTACGGGGATGTACTTGTCAGGCTTAGTTAAGTTCAAGGTACGGGCACCCTGGATAATGATTCCAGCACCAGGCACTGCCTTAAAGGTATTGACACCTGAGTCATACAGCAAGCCGACTGTTGCTTCTGAGAATGGGGTAACAAGCCCGAGAGCGTTACGAACTTCAAGGCTGTAACCTGCGGGGGCTTTAGCAATTGTGCGCTCTACCTCAGTACGAGCGAACATACCAGCAACCGCACCACCTGGGAATGTGTCTCGGATTGCGCCGACACCAGTCTTAGTGGGGTCAGACATCCTCAACATTGGGTAGTACATTGCTCCATAACCCTGATTAGCGTTATAAGTGTTAGCCACTCCTGAGATATCAACCTGGGTAGTAAGTGCTGGGTTTGGATCAATGATCACAAATGAATCACCACGAGTAGAGGCAATCGCAAGAGCCTTCTTAACAATTTCGGAACGGAACTGCCCAACTGCATTGATAATGAGAGGCTCAGGAAGATCAACCAATTTATCAAGAGCGGCGGAAAACGGGATGTCCCAGTCCGCAGGTGCAGTTTCTCCAACGGCAGCAGTGCCCTCAGTACCACCAGCAAGTGATTTTGTAACAAAGCCAGATACACTTGCGTTGCTGTAACTAAACCCAGCAGATGCTGATGTTTGTGAAGCAAAACTAGTGATGCCTATATACGAAGAGTATGTATTAACAACAGTTGGGGCATAACGGCTACTATTTGGTGATGGACTAAGTTCATTCCATGATTCAACTTCTGAACCATTTAAGGACACTATCAAGTTAAATGTCGGGAAAGTGTTTGAAGCCACATCCAATGATGTGGTACCAGCAGTAGTTGTCAACGAAATGTTGTTACCAAAGGTTCCTGGATCAAGGGCTGTTGCGCTAAACAAGGATGCTGATGCAGTACCCGTATTTGCCTTGTAATACATAACCGAACTAGCAGTGGCGGTAACCGCATTAGCGTAGGCGGCACGAGATGCATAGCAACTACGACCACCATTGGCGAAGAACTGGTATACGGCATATCCCAAGTCGTAAGCCTGATTCAAATCACCAAACTGTGCGGTGTATGAAGACCATGAAGTAATCATGGTTGGGGTAAGCGGTCCACGAGAGTTACGACCAACAAAAGCCGCAGTAGCGGTTCCATTGTCTGCTCGTACGATTGTCTTTAACGGAGATTCTGTTACATAGACTCCGGGGCGGGTATAAGCCATGAGTAATCCTCCAGTGGATTAATTAATAGGTTTCGGTCAGATTGGAGTTTGTATTAGAAATACTACTACTAATTGTGGCGACTCGCTTAGAGGCTACCATATTCGTAGTTGTCATTTCTGCGGACATTTTTAGTGTATATACTTTTCTAAATATCCTCTTTCGGTAGCCAGCCTCGGGGTCAAGGAGGTCGGCTGTAACCCAATCAAGGAGATCAAATCTGCGGATGGTTCCATCCTCAGGTACATCTATAAAGCCATAGCGCAAACGAGCGCGGCTATGAAGCATTTGAGAACTAAGTTGGCGGTCATGCAAAGCAGAGCGCGTGTATGTAGATACCTGGTACAGGATGTCTACTGGCAAGAATTCAGTGGTAGTAACCACAGGAGCAGACGCGGAAAATTGCGTAAAGTTATGATGCTCGCTAGGCCAGTATTCAAGAGAATTTGGTCCTGTGTATTGTAAGGAAGCGGCCCCACTAGTAGATGCATACAACTGTACTTCTGAATGCTGGCGGTCCAAGGCATGAACAATGTCAATCATTTCAATAGTAATAAATGGGTAAGTACGCTCTGTGTCACCCTCAGGGTAACGGAAGAATACCTGTACGGGTCGTGCCGCATTCTTATCATCGGTAACGGTCATTCCCGAGAAACGGGTTTTTACGGCAGCATCTTCTGCCAAGAGGAATCCAGGGTTGGGCATTAAATAACCTCGGTTAGGGCATTGTCAATGATTTTAGCAAGAATGTCACCACTATTTGCCATTGAACGGACACGACCACCCGCTCCATTATTAGGTCCACCGTACTCAAGTTCCATGTACTTTTGCTCAATGTCAGAGCCACCCTGTACGGAATATGAAAGTGATTGACCATCCGTAGAGAGTCCAACCATAAGGTGGGGGGCAACCTCAGCCCACTCGGGAAACATACTTAAATTAGAGCGCGCTTCTTTTTCATACTGTTTAATGCCATTCATAACGGACCTACTAAATTTATTATCCTTGCCATTAAAGGCTTCAACCATCTGAACAATGGGGTCGTCTTCGGAGATAGGTATTAGTGAGTCTTTATTTGCCATAGATTTGATACCAAAGGTATAGAAAGACATAACTACCTCCTTTGAGAATCTAGGCAATGTGCATTGAAGACGCGCATCTCCAATACATGTATTTTATCCTAAATTTGCTATTGATGTAGGCCAAGGAAGGTTAGATACTGAATAAGCCGCGGGACCAGGATCATTGACCATTTCCTGTGAGATATAGGTTTCAATACCTTCAACAACAAGCATGACATCATCTCGCGCTCGCCCACGGACTCGGTAGGACACCACGCTGAAATAACGCCCGTCATACTGGAACATATCGTTAAGACGGTTTTGGTATTCCCAAGGGGCAGAAATACCAGCGGCTCGGAAGTCATCAATAGACGCCACAAAGTTAGTCAATTGAGTGGGTTGACGACCCTCAGGAATAGCGCGCTTCTGATCCTCAGATTCCGTGATCATTAGGACAGGAACGACTACACCAGCCTTGTAGCGACGACCACCATTACCATAGGTACCTTCGTCGTAAACATCGTCGTAGAGGCTGGATGCTGAGGCGCTAGTGCCCAATGGTACAAACTCATACCATACGATGGCCTCACCAGCCTGAGAATGATACGAGCGGTAATGCTTCCTGATGACGGATAACTCTCTGCGGACATCCATGGTTATCAGTAATACGCGATGTTAGAGAATGATCCAGTAGGAATTGCGCCATCAATAAGAACATCCGTACGGAGTTCTTCCTTCTTAATCTCAGTTTCCACAACCCCAGAGTCAATTTCGGGCCACAAGCGCTCAGGAAATGCGTAGTCCCCAAGTTCACGCGAGCGGTATATAGGTACGAGGTATCCCGTGCTACGAGAGTTACGGCGCAGAGTAAAGACTTCAACGCGATCAAAACCAATATTAAGGGCGGTGGCATGTCGCTTGTATTCGCCTTCCCATTGAGACAGGAGGGATTGCACCATGCGGAAACGCTGGCTGGCTGGAATGTGGATGGACTCTGATGTCATGACATCAATATCACGACTGAACTCAGTCATTAGTGCCCAAAGCGATTCACAGATCGTAGCAATACCAATGGCATTAATAACAAGATCAGACAGTTCTTCAAGACG